ATGAAAGAGTTACCAGATAACTCTATTGATTTAATTGTTACAAGTCCACCTTATGAAGATATTTCTGGTGCAGGATATCAAGCTAGTAACAAAGATATTCTATTTTTAAAGCTGTACTCAGAATTTATAGATCAAGTCTTTGAACAATACGCCAGGATCTTAAAACCTAACGGCCAGTTGTTTTTTAATATTAAAAGCAAAACAGCGCAAAAAAAATTAAGGACACCTCATTGGTTAGAATTTACAAATGCTTTTCAACAGCTTGATTTCAAAAGTTACATTATTTGGAAATATGCTGGTAGCTTTGATAGTTCCAAAGCTAGATTCCATTTAGATTACGAAATTATATATCACCTTGCAAAAGGAGATGATATTTATTTAAACAGTGATTGTGGTATAGATGATCCATTAACTTCTGTATGGTATGTACCACACAATATACCAAAAGCAGAAAGAATACACCCTACACAAATGCCATTAGCTCTGGCAGACAGAATATTAAAAATTGCCTCAAAACCAAACGATGTTGTTTTAGATAATTTTATGGGAAGTGGAACTACTGGTGTCGCTTGTATAAAAAACAATGTAGATTTTATTGGAATTGAATTAAACAACGATAATTACAAATTAGCAAAGGAGAGAATTGAAGCTATTTAATGGCGATTGTTTAGAGTTTATGGAAACTTTAGATCATTCTTCTGTTGATCTTATCTTATGTGATCTTCCCTATGGATTAATGAAAGATATAGGCAAAGATGATGGTAGATACACTAATGGTATGCTTGGAAAGTTTGATTGGGACAGCTCAATAGATTTAGACAAGTTTTTTCTGATGTCGGAAAGATTACTAAGGGAATCAGGTAGATTAATACTTTTTGGAGTACAACCGTTTACAACAAACCTTATAAATCATAGTTCTTATAATTTAAACTTTTCTTACACAATGATCTGGGAAAAGGATCACTTTGCAAACGCTTTTCAGGCTAAGAGAGCGCCTCTTAACTATTTTGAAGATATTATTGTTTTTACAAAAAGATACGACACCATGAACAATAATCCATTGCGACAATATTTTTCTTGGTTACAAAAACATATAGGTTGGAGTAAAGCAAAATTAATTTTAGAATTTGGACAAAGAATAGACCATACCTTTAGAACAGACAGCACACAGTTCAAATTATGCACCGAAGAAGCTTATAACGATCTCATTGAAAGATTCAACCTTGAAAATAACGAAAAATTTATTCCTTATAAAGAATTAAAAAAAATAAACAACAAGCATTTACAAACATTTAATTTAAAAAAAGGCGAAAAAATAAAAAGCAACATATTGAAATATCCTAGAGATGAGGAAAAAATACACCCAACACAGAAACCTGTTGATCTTTTAAAGGATATTATTTACAGCTTTACCAACAAAGGAGATCTTGTTGCAGATTTTACAATGGGTAGTGGCAGTACTGGAGTTGCAGCATTAGAATTAAAAAGAAATTTTATAGGATCCGAGTTAGATCCAGAGTTTTACGAAAAAGCAAAGGAACGAATTGATAACATTATTTCAAGGTGACGCTTTAGAAATATTAAAAGAAATGCAAGATGACTATGTAGATCATGTTTTTACTAGTCCACCATACAATATTGGCAGAAGTAGATCTATACAATCAAAAGCAAAAGGTAAATATGAACATTTTGAAGATAGTAATGAAAACTATTTTGATTGGTGTACAAAAATCATTGACCAGCTTTTAAGAGTTTCTAGTGGGTATGTTTTTTGGAATATACAAGCAAACTCACAAAATAAAAAAGATGTTTTTAAACTAATAGGTCATTATGCAGATATTTTAGAACAAAACTTTATTTGGTATAAGCCTAATGCAACACCTAGTTCAAAACAATATTATGTTTCAAATGTAGTTGAATATATTTTATGTTTTTCTAAATCTAAGGTAAAAGGAAATAAACATTTTTTAAGAAATCATGTTGAAATAAATAAAGGAACTAAGTATATAAAAAACTTAAATGCACAAATGCCTCTTTCTTTAGCTGATCATTTTATTAAAAATTACACACAAAAGGGTGAAATTGTACTAGATCCTTTCTTAGGTAGTGGAACAACTGGAGTAGTTTGCATGAATAGACAAAGAAGTTTTATTGGTATAGAATTAGTACCAGAATATTTAGAAATAGCAAAAGAAAGAATCAAATGAGACTTGGCAGCATGTTTGCAGGTATTGGTGGTATAGAACTTGGCTTAGTTAGATCAGGACTTGTTACTGATGTCAAATGGCAAATAGATAACGATGAATTTTGTACAAAAATATTAAAAAAAAATTTTCCTGATAGTTTAGTTTTAAACAAAAATGTTGAGGAAATAAACACAAAAGATTTACCAGAGGTAGATATTATCACAGCAGGTTTTCCTTGCCAGCCAGTAAGCGTGGCAGGAAACCAGAAAGGAGTATTAGATGAAAGATGGTTATGGGATGAAGTCGAAAGATTTATTAATGAGTTACGACCACCAGTCTTCATGTTGGAAAATGTCCCCAACATCCTCAGAGCAAGCAACGGAGAAGCCATTAATCGTGTCCTCAAAGGTGTGGCCGAAATGCGCCATTATAGATTTGAATGGCAACTTATATCAGCAAAGTTCGTTGGAGCAAGGCACAAAAGACAAAGATGGGTGGGAGTTGGAATCGTGGGAGACACCGAACACTATGGATCACTTGCCAGCGAGATCAGGGGACGCTTTGGAGAGAGCCTTGTATCGTGGAGATCCAGAGAGGAAGAGCAAAAGAAAATCTACTGGCAACTTGCGAGAGAATCCGAAAATTTGGTTAACACCCACAACAATGGATCAGAAAGAGGACAGCCTGAAACACGCAACGAAACTCATGCAGGGGAAAACACGCAGAGCGACAGGTCACAGAATACAGAGAACTTTGAGCGATCAAGTCTGGATGGACATGATAGAAAAGGATCCGAGCCTAATGGAGTATTACCAGGATCACGAGATAGTGAAACGACCAATGCTTCCAGATCAAATGGAGTTCGTGGAATATCTGAGGAGTCAGACATCAGCAACCAAACTTCAGAAATTGACAGGAATAAAGAAATCAACAGTGGATCATTGGTTCAGGAAAGACAAATACTTCAGTCATCCAACAGTGGATCAATGGATTCAGATCAAACCTCATCTACAGGAGATCAAATACGACAAGGAATTGATGACAGTGGAAGTGATGGAGTGGAAAACCAAAGAGGAAATGGAGATGTGGCCGACACCATCGACACAGGACAACGAACACAAGAATTTGGAACTGAACGACAAGGGCAGGAGAGTAGCGAAAAGTGGGGGCGAGAGCAGATCCCTCAATCTAGCAGACAAAGTGCAAGTGAGGCAAAAGGAAACTTTTTCGACACCAGCAGCAAGTCAAGCCTCAAAGCCAGTCAATCGCCATACCCCATCAGCGAGAGCAGGGAAACACGGCTCTACTTTGGAACAGGACATTGGGGAACGAGATCCAACATTGATTGGCAAGCGCCTCAACCCAGCATGGGTGAACAGACTTATGGGTTACCCAGATGGTTGGCTGAACTTGGACTAACTAACGATTGGGGAATTGATAGCGAGTGGGAAAAAGGACAAGAAAGAGTAGCTGAACGCAAAGATAATGATGTTGACAGACTTAAAGCTCTAGGAAATGGCGTAGTGCCACAATTCTCTGAGCTTGTAGGTCGATTAATCATCAGATCCATGATTGCAGAAACTTTAGTCTTTGATCCAGAAATCGTTAAGGTAGATCGTCCTCAGTAAGTTTAAAGTTAATAGCATGAAAATTAGCGTGTGATGAAACTTGCCTTATTCTTTTGTGTTTCTTTACTTTACCCCATTTGGCTTCATACAGAGATTTACCATCTGTCATTCCTACTGCCATTTGAGTTAAGTAATCTTTTATATCTAACATAAGTTTTCCATAATAGAACATTTGTTCGATTTATAAAAACAATTTATGTTAAAAATATGTTAAAAATATTTCACAAAGTATTTAGATTGTGAAAAAATACAAAAAATTTGCTACAAAGTTGTTAAATTGTGAAATTGCATAACAGTGCTTGCCAATCAGTGAATTTTTCCGATATCGGCTACATTGAAAAACGCCCATAAACATTGACTTTGATTTTTTTTGTGTCCGAGTCACTTTCCTCGGAATTCCGCGGAATTCCGTGTGACACCACCTCGGAATTCCGTGGCTAGAGTAGAGTAGAGTAGAGAAGAGTAGACTAGAGTAGAGAAGAGTATATAATATATATTAGAAAGGTCAGGTAAGAAATGAATATTATGGTTAGTTTTGAAAGCACTGAAGATTATATCTTAAAAGCTGAAAATGAAACTGAAGCAATAAAAATAGTACAAATGATTTGGGATCATAAACAAGAATCACAAAACGATCTATTAAAGCAATATGACATAGATTACTCACTTGATGTTAGTAAGAAGTATGTTGAAGTAGAAGATCAAGAAGAAGACAATATTGTTTTAGATTATAAAGTCACATTTGTTATGACTGGAAAAAGTCCAGAAGATGCTATAGACAATTTCCACGAAATGATGAAAGGTGGGCTAGACTATATACCACCAATTGTTGAGCCAGTTATAAATGATGAGTATGAACTTTTAACTGGGATCAAAGCAGAAGGGACAGCATAATGGCAAGTGAATTTAATTTTCCAGCAGGAACAAAAAGAAAAGATGCACTGCATGAATTAATTGATTCTGATGATTTTATGGAAGTTGTTTTAAAACAATTTAATTACATGAGGATCAAAGGAATTAATTTAGTACAAGACGCAGATGATCTAGTAAATTTATATTTAAAAGTTTGCAAAGAAATTCCTGAGTAGTATAATTTTTTTGTATTCATCTATGGATCAATCCATAGTAAGCTGTAACAGAAAACGCCTTTCGTGTTACTGACTGAATAAGAAAGCGAGGTCTTCAACCACCTCGCTTTTTTATTTACCTTAAACTTTATAGGGATAGTCTATGATTATTAAGTCGGCTACTAAACCGACTTCCTCCCATCATCGGCTGTATCTAACGGTACAGCCTTATTTTTTTTAAGGATCTTTTTTTCTCTTGCTAAATCGTCTCGAATTTTTTTAGCAAGTCTTCTACGCTCTTTTCTGTTTAAAGTAGGTGCGTGATCTTTCTCTACTGTAAATATTTTCTTCATAATTTAAGAATACTAAAAGTTTTAAAAAAATCTTGCTTATGCTACTATGGAAAAACTATGATTAAGAAAGTCGATGAAAGTAACTTTAACGAAACAATTAATAGAGATGAAATTACCACTGTAGTTAAATTTGAAGCTGATTGGTGTATGCCATGCAAAGAAATTACGCCAGCAGTTGAATCTCTAAATCAGGAATGGAAAGACCGAAAGGTCGAATTTGTTGCTTTTGATATTGAAAGTGACACAAGCATTACTAATCAATACGGTATTTTCGGTGTACCAACTTTTATAGCTTTTCAGAATGGTCAGCCAGTTTCTGAAGTTCGTTCAAGAGTTAACATTGGAAATATTAAATCATCATTTGAAAAGTTCTTAGTCTGATACTCGTTCAGGATCTCTAGGTTTTTTATTTGTTTTTCCCTAGCTGATCCTGACATGCTTTTTTATTTTTTTAGATTTTGTCACAAAGATATGTTATAATTTTTAGTTATGGGAGAGATAATAAATACAGAAAATCGTAGAGAGGCAACTTATATGCAGTTGTCTGATGAAACAACTTTTGAACAATGGTTGGACATAGGATCAAAACTTATACAAACTACACAAAATATTATGTGGTGGCTAGGTGATTGGTGGAACTTTGGTGAAAGAAAATACGGCGAGGCAGCAAGTCAGGCTTTATCAATGGAAATACCTTATTCTACTTTTAGTAAAGCCAGTTATGTAGCTAGGCAAATTGACAAAGAGCGTAGACTTCCAGAAGTTTCATGGTCTGTTCATAATGAAATTGCACAGTTAGATCAAGAAGATCAGGATAAGTTTTTAATTAAAGCTCGTGATGAAAAATTTACAGTAGCTAGAGCTAGAGAAGAAGTAAAGAAACATAAAGTACAAAAATTAGTTGATCCAAGTACAAGCAATGATGTAATGCTTTATCAAAATATAAATATTAAATCTAGTAATGTTTGGACTTTTGGAAAGGCATTAGGAAGTTATGGTGTTGAGGACGATCAGAAAACACCACCTCAAATGATAGCGAATTTGTTTTATTGGTTTGAAAATAGAGAACTTGAGGAAAATACAAAAGTAGTTGATCTTACTGATAAATATCAAGTGACATATGATGTTTGTAGAGATTTTGCTTTTCAATGCAATAGTTATGATCTTTATCCTCATGCAGATGCAAAGAAAGTCCAACAAGCAGATTGGACAGTAGATAATTACCCTGATCCTGTACATGAGGCAGATATTGTAATTTTAAATATTTTAGATTACTTAGATAATGCAAGCGACATTGATCCAGAGAATTTTTTAAGAAAACAAATTGTAGATCTTGGGGTAGCAATGAAACCAGGATCTCAACTTTTTCTCATATGTCAAGATTTAGATGATTGGAAATTAGAAAATACTTTTTCTTTAATTTATGAGGAAAATGATTTTTCAGTTGTAGAATTTGTATCTATTCCTAATAAAATTAGTTACTCAAAAGATGATGAGGTTAAAGCAATAGCTAATAGAGAGCTACTTAACAAATTTGGTTATGTATTAGTTCTTGAAGTTATTGATGATTCTTCTCAGTTTTAACTGTTAGACTTCATTTGATGGAGTCACAAAATATAAAAAAATTAGAAGTCAAAGTTGGTGCTGATACTTTTGTTATTGGTTTCCCAGCTTTACACGAAGCACAGCAAACAGTTTCAGATAGTAATGCTCGTTGGAAGATCTTGTGTGCTGGTAGGCGATTTGGTAAATCAAGACTTGGTGTCCAATTATGTATGGAAAAAGCCTTGCAAGGTAAAAGAGCTTGGTGGGTTGCACCTACTTATTCAATCGCAAGAGTTGGTTGGCGTGATATTCAAGAATCAGCAAGATCATTCCCAGAACTTTTAGAACCTAATATTTCATTAGTCAATATGGAAGTAAAATTCCCTCAAACAGGTGGATCTATTGCAGTTAGATCTGCTGATACACCACATAGACTTCGTGGTGAAGGTTTGGATTTCTTAGTAATGGATGAGGCAGCATTCGTTAAGCCTGATGTATGGCAACAAGTTCTAAGACCTACTCTTACTGAAAGAAAAGGTGGTGCTTTATTTATCTCAACACCAATAGGTATGAACAATTGGTTTTATGAATTGTGGGAAATGGCTGAGGGTAGAGAGGATTGGGAAAGATTCCAATTTCCTAGCTGGTCTAATCCTCTTGTAGATAAAGCAGAAGTTGAACAAGCTAAAACAGAAGTTGGATCTATTGTTTACGCTCAGGAATATTTAGCTGAATTTGTAGAGGCTGGACAAGGTTTATTAAAACCTGAGTGGCTTAGTTATTTTAAAGAAAAAAATGGTAGATACTTTACTGGTTCTGAAAATGTAGAGTTATCAGAATGTACAAGATTTGCTACAGTAGATCTTGCAACTAGCATTGATGAAAACGCAGATTATACAGTTATAGCCAGTTGCGCAGTCACACCACAAGGTAAAATACTTATTTTGGATATTCATCGTGAAAGGATGCAAGCACCAGACATAATACCTAAAATAAGACAAAAAATGAAAGAATTTGATTTACAATGGGTTGGTATGGAACGAGCAGGTTTCCAACTTTCGCTTATCCAGTTTGCTAAAAGAGATGGTCTAGCTGTCAAGGAATTGAAAGCTGACAAAGATAAAATTAGTCGTGCCATGCCTTTAGCAGCAAGGATGGAGTCTGGAGATGTATACTTTAGACAAGGTGCGATGTGGTTACCTGAAGTAGAAAGAGAATTAATGACATTTCCAGTAGGTCATCATGATGATGTAGTGGATGCATTAGCATACGGAGTTTTATGCGCTCAAGTGCGTAGAGAATGGATAGCATTTTAAATGGCAGATAATAAATCAAGAATAGGTAGATTTGTTGATTACCTTAATCAACCAACACAAAGACAACAACAAAAATATAGTAGATATAATCAGCAAACAAGTTTAGACAGAGCAGTTTACGGTTACAATACAGATGCTGGTTACTGGCCAGTTTCAGAATTAGATGATATCGGAGATGGATCAAACAATTCAGCAGTAGTTGCTTGTTTGAATGTATTGACAACATCTTTTGCAGAACCAAAAAATATTGTTATTGATGATGAAGCAGAATATGGAAATGATCGAATAAAAAATCATCCAGTTTTAAAATTATTAAATAGACCAAATCCATTTACTTCAGGTGTGTTAATGGCTCATTATATTGTTACAGCATTATCAGCTTATGGAGATGCTTATCTGTATAAAAACCGAAATGTAGATGGAAATGTGGTAGAGCTGGTACCTTTAATGCCAAATATGGTTGAACCTAAAGGTGATGAAAATACTTTAATTACACATTTTAAATACAGTCCTTATGGTGGACTTGGAGGTAATAGTATAATCGTTCCAACTAACGATATAGTGCATATTCGTCAAGGAATAGATCCAAATAACCATAGACGAGGTTTCGCTCCTCTAAAATCAGTATTAAGAGAAATCTTAGGAGATGAGGCGGCAGGACAGTATGCAGCAGCACTCTTACATAACATGGCTGTACCAGGTGTCATACTCTCTCCAAAAGATGACTCAATGGGTGGTCCATCGAAAGAGGAAGCTGAGGCTATCTCTGCGATGTACAAGCAGAAGTTTGGTGGCAAGAACAGAGGTGCGCCAATGATCTTGTCAGGTGCGATGAATGTTGAAGTCGTGTCTTTTTCACCAGATCAAATGAACTTAACTGAACTTAGGAAATTGCCTGAAGAGAGAGTATCTGCTGTTTTAGGTGTCCCAGCAATTCTCGCTGGACTCGGAGCTGGTTTGGACGCAGCGACATATAACAATACTCGTGAATTAAGAGAATTTTTTACAGAACAAAAATTAGTACCTTTATGGAAATCTGTAGCATCAGAGCTTACACATCAATTATTAAGAAAAGATTATGAAGCTGAAGGGTTAAGTATTAAATACGATCTTGAAGATGTAAGGGCATTATCACAAGATAAAGATGATCTTTATAAAAGAATGAATACTGCTGTTCAAGGTGGTTGGATAACAATTGGTGAGGCTAGAAAAGCAGTAGGACTTGATGTTGATGACAGTCATGAGGTTTATTTAAGACCAATGAATATGATCGAAACAGCACCAGGTCAAAATAATATACCTCAAGAAGAACAGGAAACAGAACCTGTACAAGAAGATCCAGTTTTGCAAATTGCAAAACAATTAATTGATAAAGTTTTGACTACTGGTGGCGCAAGCGTTGACTCAACTAGATCTCCAGTGGTAAAACCAACACCAACTTATCTAGATGAAGAGGAAATGAAATATGTTGCTGAAATGCCAAATGGTGCATGGTGTATTTTAGATCATGATACTAATGATGTTATAGAGTGTTTTTCATCTGAAAGTGAAGCAAGAGATGAACTTGAGAGAATGAAAAAAGATGTGAAAGCACCTAAGAAAACTAACTTTCCTAGTTCAGGTGATAATCAAACTATATCGATCAGTAATAGCAAATTTAAACAATTTCCAGATTATAACTATGTAAAAGACTTAAAAGAAAACTGGCCAGAGATTTGGCGTAGAGCTGGTACAGGTGGTAATCCACCAACTTCATTTACTGGCAATGACGCATTTAACAGATGGACTAAGTACAGATCAGGCGATAGATCAGAATCTGTTTTAAATTGGGTAAAGCGTAGAGAAAGTTTTATGGCAAGACATTCTGGGAATACAAAACTAAATGGTTACATTGCAGTTATGAAGTGGGGTGGAGTTACTAAAACTGGCGTTTCTGCTATGAAAAAAACTGTAAATGAATACAAAAAAGTTGTCAGGGAAAGAAGAAAGATACAAGAGGAATTACTCGCTGAAATTGAGAGCAAAGCATTATCACAAGTAGTTAAAGATTCTTTAAAGAAAAAAGTGGAAGATCATAATGCAAAAAATCCTAAATACAGAGCTACATTAAGAATGTTGACTGCAAGTTATAACAGAGGTTTAGCAGCATATCAAAATAATCCTGGATCTGTCAGGGGTAATGTAAGTTCACCACAACAATGGGCAATGGCCAGAGTGAATGGACTATTAACAGCTTTAAGAACTGGTAAATTCAAGAGGACTGCTTATGATACAGATTTGTTACCAAGCAATCATCCTTTAAGCTCTAAAAAAAATAATGAAAATATTATTGAGGAGATCAATGTAAGCACTGAAGAGGCAGAAGCTCTTTTTGAAGTTGAGTTTGAAAGTGCAAGATCTGAAAAAGCACCAGCAGGATCAATTAAAAAAGGTGACGCTGTTTCATGGAGTATAAATAAAGATCCACAACCAGCCTCAACAGCTAATGGAATTGTGACAAGTGTAGCTACATCTGGATCTATCTCAGTAGGTCAAGAAAAAATGGACGCAACACCAGAAAAGCCTATAGCTAAAATTAAAGTTTGGGCTATTAATGAAGATGGATCTAGAACAGAAACTGATAGATCAGTAATACAACCAGTTTCTAAACTTCGTAAAATCTCCGATTTTCGCTAGGGATATAATTAATACCTCTAGATCTCAATTCATTAACTAACTTAACTTGTTCATCAGAATTAATTAATGCTAATTCATCAGTAATTAACTTATTTCTGTTGGATTTATCAGCTTTCGCTAAAGCGTCCATGAACATGTGAAAAGGTGCTACAGATTTTGTAGTTCTTTCTTCAGCCATTTTAATAACTCGTTCCTATCCTCAGCGCCATATGTAAAATCTTTAGCGCTAAAATTGTCCGATACTCTTATTTTAAAATCATTTAAAGACAATGGGACCTCACGATCAAAAATATCCAAAGTAGCTGAACCGTCAGACATGACTTCAAGCCTGAAAGATCCAGATCCAATGTGCAAAGTTGATATTTTTACTATCTCTAAATTCACAATATTAGTATAGCAGTGATTGGCAAATATCAAGTGGCAATCGGAAATACACTAACTTTAATTTTTTTTCTATAAAATACCATTGTTGTACTGTTTAGGCAGTAGAGCTGTGCGCACCAATTAAATATATATATTAGATAGGAGCTATAGCAATATGTCTGAAGAGTATAAAAAAATAGATGTAGAGTTTAGTAAATCAGAAGGTGAAGAAGGCAAAGTCAAAGCTGTATTTTCTGTTTTCAACGATGTGGACAGTGACGGTGATGTCGTTTTACCTACAGCTATCAAATCAGGTTTTGATCCAGTAAATGAAGAAGTACCAATGGTCTGGGCGCACCAATGGGATAAGCCAATAGGTAGAGGAAAGATTGTAAAAGATGGTGAAAAAGCAGTTTTTGACGGTGAGTTTTTTATGGACACTGACAGTGGATCAGAGGCTTACAAACTTGTCAAGAATATGGGTAATTTGCAACAATGGTCTTTTGGTTTTAGAGTAGAAGATTCAGAATATGGAAAGTTTAAAAAATCATCTGATCAAGATGAGCAAGATGTTCGATACCTCAAAAATTTATCGGTATATGAAGTTAGCCCAGTTTTGGTTGGAGCTAACCAAGATACATTCACTATGGCAATTAAGTCAACAAACAAAGACACCGATGAGAAAGGTGTTCTTGGACACGACAGTTTCCAATCTGAAGATCAAGATGAAGAAGTTGAAGAGAAAAATAAATTAGCTGGAGATCTATACAACACACAAGAAGAAGCTGAGGAAAGAGCAAAACAACTTGGCTGTTCTGGATCTCATAGTATAGATAGCAATGGATCCGTGTATTTTATGCCATGCGCAACTCATGAACAATATGAGGAAAGTATGAAAAAAGAAGCTAAGACACACACTGAACAACATGCAGCAATGGAAGCTCTTGGAAATATTGCAAATGACATGAAAGATATTTTACAAGCAATTCCAAAAGATGAAAATGCAGACTTGCCACAGTGGTGGGTTGATTTAGTCAGGGAAGTTGCTGAAAAAATGAAACAGGTTAAAGACAATCTTATAGAACCTGATCCTGAAAAGATACAAAATTTAGAAGTTTCGGAAAAGAGTGCCAGCGTGCAAGGTAAACGCTTTTCTGATGAGGTAAAAGATGTGCTTGCAGCATTGAATAGCCTAGTCGCCAGAGTTCAAGCTATAGGAGAACTCCGACAAAAGAATGGTAGGAAGTTGGGGGTTTCAGCAACAGAAGCTCTCAGAACAGTTCAAGAAAGTGTCGCAGATGCTTTTGATGAACTAGATAAATTCGTAGAAGAATTTGGAAGTGAGGGTGCATTGGAAACTGAAACAGTTGAAAATACCGAAATAGAAGATCAAATAGCAGAAACTGAAGTAGAAATTTCAGACGAAGTTGAAACTGAAGAGGAAGTAGTAGAGGAAGAACCAAAAGCTGAGGCTGAGGTTGTAGATCCTGCTGAAGAACCAGAGGTTGATACAGGTGATGAAAGAGAAACTGAGGAACCTGTTGATCAAGTAGAAGTAGAAGTAGACACAGAGTTAGATAATCTTTGGCTAGAAAGTCAAGAAGTATTGTCTGACATTACATTAACCGACATTGAATTAGAAGACACAGAATAAATTATCGAGGAGTAATAATGGATGTAAAAAAAATCCGTGAAGACATCGCTAAAGAATCTGCTGAATTAAAAGGTCTTTTTGACCAAATCTCAGAACAAGACGGTGGCGCTACTTCAGAGCAAAAAAAATCTATCGTTGATAGAAATGAAGCTCTTAAAGGTTTAAGAGATGATCTTAAAGTAGCTGAAGCTAAATCTAAATTAGATATGAGCGACAGCCCTGTAGCAAGCATACCTAACCCATCAGAAGAATCAAAAGGTTCATCTTTTGGTGCAGAAGTTCTAAAATCAGCAGCTTACAAAAGCTATGTTGAAAATGGTGCTAAGAATATTCAAAGCACAGTTCCTTTTGAAGTTAAGACTAACTTAACTACAACTGGATACCCACCAGAGTCTTTAAGACAACCTGGTATTTTGGAAACAGCTCTTCGTGATCCTAATGCAGTTATTGGATTGTTTGATCAAATTCAAACAGATCAAAACGCTTTCGTTTATTTGGAAGAAACAACTTTCACAAATAACGCAGCTGAAGCCGCAGAGGCAGCAGCAGTTGGTGAAGCAGCATTAGCATTCACAGAGAGAACAGCCACAATTTCAAAACTTGGTGTAAATATACCAGTTACTGATGAATTAATGGCAGATGTTTCTGGCCT